CAGGGGCTGGTGCAGCACTAGTCTTTTTTCCTCTAAAAATCTCCGCCCAATCTACGTTATCTTCTAGATACTTGACTGGTAGGTTATCTTCTAACCACTGAACTGCCTTGACATGGTTAGGATTTCTTTCATCATAAAACTGAAAGAAATTGTGTAAATCAACTCTTGCCATTGTTGTCTCCTTCGAAATACTTTGAATAAAGTTGTTGTGCTTCTACGTGTCTGCCGTGATTTGTGAGGTCTTTAATCTTTTGTAAGATTTTCCTCTTGAAATTAATCGAAGATTCTTCCCCAGCCATCGTTCCCTCCTGGACACCAGCGGTGCTTCAGCATTGCCTTAGTGTAAATGGTCTTCTTACCATTTGTTACTGGACCAGTGTAATTGTCATTGCAAGAACCATATGGATCATTGACATAATATCCTTTACCATCTGGTGTCTTACCGATGACTACACACATGTGCCCACCAGTAGGAGCAGATAAAGGACCACGGTGCAGGATACCAATAACAACAGGTTTCCCAGCATCAAGACTCTTATCAATGTCAGCAAAAGAAAGATTATAGCTAAAGTGTGACTTAACTCCATAACCTGCCAGAACTTTTGTCTGTACCGCATGGTCAGTCGTGTCACCAATCGCAAATACTTTTTTGACATACTCATCATCACCTTTGATGCTTCCTGGCTTGAGGAAAGCAAGGCACATTGCACACGATGAAGAGTTACACGTTCTATGTGCATCTCTGTAGTTATCTACTTGGTTAAAATATGGAACTTCAAGAACTGCTGGAGTTGGTGGTTTTGTTCTAAAAATACCAATCCAATCAGTTTCTGCATCGTCTAAAAACTCAGCAGGCAGGTTATCCTCTAACCATTGTACTGCTGCTACGTGATTTGAATTTTTTTCGTCGTAAAACTTAAAAAAGTTGTGAAGGTCAAGTGTCATCTTCCTCTCCTATGAACTCTAATGAGAAAATATCATGCTCTGGAATATTCGGATTCAACCATTCACTAAACTCAGATTGAATCGCATGGGCATTTTCAAAACAGTTTTCTTCACAGAGAGTATGAATACGATCAACTGCCCAATCATGTGATTGTTTCAGAGTCTTTTCCAAAATTTCCATAATCTTTTCGCATGTAGCGTCCTAGGATATTACTATTGTAATACGCTGGACTCCCATCGTCAAGAGACTCGATCAACACATTATTTAGGAAAAGCTGTTTTGTTTCTTCGTAGTTACACTGTCCTTTTGTTTTATGGAGGCTAAGTATTCTTCTGTCGCAGGATGCTTTTCCCCAAATGTCAATATCGGCTTTGAGTTCAGGACAGGAGCCGTAATATCTTTTCCAATCGGACTCTGACTTAACTTTTCTAGATTTTCCTCTTGGTGTGCGGAAAGACCAGAAATACTTTCTACCAATATAACTACGACCAGTTTTATTACAGTGAATATGATAAACGAAACCAAAATTATCTTGAATATCAGAAGACTCAAAAATTTCCCCATTGAATCTCCAAGGGTTTTCATAACTCATACTAAGAATCTTTATGAGCTATTATTTATCTTCAACCCTAGCAAAGCGATTCTAGCAATAAAAAAGCACCCCTGTCAAGAGGTGCTTAGAATTATGTTATGATTATATCAACGACCGAAATCTGTTCCTTGATTTACTGGTTTGATTTTGTTTTTATTTTCAAGATTCTTACCACCTTGCTGCATAACTTGGGCACGAGTTTGACCTGTTTTTTCTGCTGCAGCACCGCCGCCAGCACCATAGGTTGTTAATCTACCACTGTCATCCTTACTTGCTGGTTTAGCAAATGGTGAAGGAGTGCTAGGAAGTGGTTTAGTTTGTTGATTTGCAAATGGATTAGTATTTGCTCTGGCAGCATTGCTTCTGTCAATTTTATTTTTTGCTGCCATAGCCGCTAAAGCACCACTAGCAAGCACACCTCCAGCAAGTAATGCAGGTGCAATCTCATCAAGAATTTCTTTTTTCCACCCTTCACCCATATTTGCCATAATAGCAAGAGCTGCTTTTTCAGTTTCGGCATAACCCTCATCAAGAAGATGACCCTTGATGATATCAAATATATCAAAGGATTGGGATTGAAGATTTACACCCTTTTTAGCAAGATCAAAACCTGTTGTTGGTTTATTCTCTACTGGTTTAGGGGTTGCAGCAGTTCCCTGTGAGAATTTTGTGGCGGGGTCTGGTGCTTTAAGATTAGATGCTGCTGCGGTCGCTTGTGATGTATTAACAGCGGTTGATGGTGGTGTCTTTAATTGGTCTGATGTAACATTTGCACCTGCCTGTCTCATCTGAGAAGCCGTTTGCATTGCTTTAATATCAGCGACATCTTGTTTAATCTTTGGTTGTGCTGGTGCCGCTGGTTTTGGTGCAGAAGGAGCAGCACTACCACCACGAGCAACATAACGCTCTTTCTCAGCACCTGTAAAGGCACCTGCAGTGAATTTACCAGTTGCCTTATCTAATTTACCTTCTACACCACCTTGCTTGGCAAGAACGACTGAAGAGGCAGCAGGAGCGGTTTTAGTGCCTGCTGGTGGATTCCCTGAACCTGCTGGAGGATTACCTGAACCTGCTGGAGGATTACCTGAACCTGCTGGACGTGTAGGTTTTGATACACCAGCTTTTTGTCTAGCGACTTCCCAAGATTTATCAGTTTCAGCACCTGGTTTAGTGAAGAACTTTGCTGCTCCTGCAGTTACAGCTGGTTTAAGATAATCTGGTTTAGCTGGTGGTTTTTTACCTGTCAAAAGTTGAGTGGCAGATTGTTGTTGTGCAGATTTCATAGCAGGTGTAGAAAATACATCCATTTTTTCATCGATCTTCTCAACATTTTCTACAACTTCTTCTTGTTGAGGAGCATAGACAGCACTATATGCTTCCATCATATTTGCAACTTCATTACCTGTAAGTCTAGACATCTTTTCTTTTATGATTTTTCTATAATTTTATTTATAAAAAAAGAGGGTCCGAAGACCCTCATTTCACATCGTCATTGCATTTACCCAACCATTCTTTGGAATAATCATAATCTCCAAAAAGAAACTCATCGCACTCTGCCGCTTCCTGATATGCGTTCAGGATTTCCTGTTCGCACCATTCATCATAGTTGGAATCCTGAGAAAGTATCTTTGGTAACATTAGATTATGTTAAGTCCTGGTTCTAATAATTTATATCTTTTTCCATCATATGCAACCCCAGAGTAATATTCTGTAGTATTCATAACGGAAAACATATTATATTCTCTACCATCCTCAAATGGAGTTATATCAACTAGATCTCCATAAGTATTTTTCCAGATACTATGATATATTGCACATCCATAAGTTTCATCTTCAGTATCTGTAATCAAATAGTATCCACTTATCTTTTCTCCGCCATAAGTATTCACATAATGATTTACATTATTGTGGCAGTTTGCATCAATACATAATGGTTTTTTAATAACAGGGATCTTCAGTAAAGTAGAAGAAAACTTACAATACTCCTGAAGTTTCATCACACACTCATCTTCAGGTAGTGATACTCTAAATTTTCTCAATTGACCATCCATTTTTTCTCGGTCCTTTTCTGTCATAAAGTATTGCTGCATTCATTGTTGCATAAGAAATACTTTGAGATTTACAAAATTTCTTTAATCCACCAACAATAATATATTCTTTATTTTCTGGAGAAGTGATTTTCCAAGTTTTAGAGTTTGGATTATCTTTTCCAAATTTTGGTGCTCTATTTTGACTTATTTTATTTCTTGTTTCTTGTGAAAGTTTAACACCATATCTTGGATTATTTTTACCAGCAACCTTTTCGCTTATTTTTTTCTTTGCTTCTTCGGTGTGTTTTCTGCCACCAAAACCTATTGTTTTTTGTCCTCCAGGTTTTCCTTCACCACCAAGATTTTGATTTAATAATACACCACCATCACACTCTCTTTTCCAAAGTGCTATGTGTTTTATTTCTAACTCTATTGCTTCTTCTTTAGTAAGACCAGATTTTACAACCCATCTTCTTTCTCTTGGTGGTAATAGATTTGCACCATTACTTCTCAAATGTTTTGCGTGTATTCTTCTTGGTTTCCCATATCCCACATAAAAGGGAGAACCAAAGTCCTCCCTTAAGTAGTAGTAAAGAATATAATTATTCATTTTAAGACTGAACTTACCTATTATTATTTATATAATACACTATTTCAGTCTTAATGTCAATCACAACTGGAACCCAGCAAAAGAGTCTTTGGTAACATCCTGCTTAATACCACCAACAATATATGACTGCACTTGCGTTTGCTGTGGCGCCACTTGAAGACCTTTAGAACTGATCCAATGCTCAGTCCAAGGAAGTGGATTATTTTTCGCAGGAATATCATAAAGTGGTTTGAGTCCAATTGCCTTCATTCTACGATTGGCAATCCACTCGACATATTGCTGAAGAAGTTTATCATTTAAACCAATCATAGAACCATCCTTGAACAGATACTCTGCCCAAAGTTTTTCTTGATTGACAGCATTCTCAAAGGTCTTGTAAAACCATTGCTCTTCTTCTTTGGAGATACGTGCCATCTCAGGGTCATCACCCTCTTTCCATTTGTTCAGAATATTCTGAGTGATAACCAAATGTTGGTTCTCATCACGGGCAATCAGTGAGATGATTTTTGCACTTCCTTCCATAAGCTTGAGTTCGCCAAACGCAAAACTACAAGCGAAACTGACATAAAAGCGAATACCTTCAAGAATATTAACGTTTGCAACTGCTCTAAACAGTTTTCTTTTGAGTTCATACCTTGCTTCTCGTGCGTATGGGACTTGTTCTAACGCATGAATCCACTCACTAGAATTATCATATTGATGAGCACTGTTGATGAAATCGTTGTATGCCTGAGTCACACTCACGGCACGTTCCATAATACGATCCTCTTTCAGAATCGTATCAAAAACTTCAGATGGGTCTGAATAAACATTCTTGATGATATAAGTGTATGAACGGGAATGAATCATTTCCATAAACTCCCATACCTTCATACACGCTTCTAATTCAGGTAGTGAACAGTATGGAGCAAATGCCATACCAGGACCACGACCCTGAACTGAGTCCAGCATCACCTGATATTTCAGGTTACTGGTAAAAATATGCTTCTGCTCTGGACGAAGCGTTTGATAGTCTGCCCTATCTTTTTGCAGAGAAACCTCTTCAGGTCTCCAAAAGTATCCTAATTGTTGAGTTGTTAGTTTGTCGAAGATTGGGTATTTGTAAGAATCATATCTTTGTATTCCTAGTGGTTGACCAAAAAACATTGGCTGTTTTCTAGTGTCTACTTCTTGAGAATTAAAAACGGTCATTGATTCGACCATTGATTTTTCCTCTGAATTTTTCTTAAAACTAAAAACCATACTTCCCTCAACAAATTAACTTTAACTCACACTCTAATATTTAACTGAATCAGATTTTGCAACTTTCGCAGTCTTCTTCACCATTATTCATAATGTCGTCCAAAATTGATTCAAGTTTTTGTTTCTTTTCTTCGACCACTTCATCAGACTTATTATCATAAGTATTTTGATAATAACTTGTCTTCCAACCCAATTTATAGGTCATTAGAAGATCCTGTGCCATTACTGAAGTAGGAACCTCATTATCTGGGTAATTTTCTGGATTATAGGACCAATTTCCAGAAATCGCTTGATCAAAGAACTTTTGCATAACAGCAACAATATGAATATAACCGCGATTGCTAGGCATATCCCACAGAAGCGTATAATTATTCTTAAGTGTTTGATACTGGGGAACAATTTGCTTAAGTGGACCCTTCTTTGACTTTTTAACGGACAAGTATCCGCGAGGTGGTTCGATTCCATTTGTTGCGTTTGACACAACGGAACTGCTCTCCGATGGCATCTGTGCGGACAATGTTGAGTTCCGTACACCATACTGGATTACCTGCTGCCTAAGACTTTCCCAATCATACTTCAATTCATTAGGTACAATTTCATCAACATCCTTCTTGTAAGTATCTATGGGAAGAATACCTTGCCCATACTTAGTTCGGTGTGAATATTCACAAGCACCTTTTTCTTTTGCAAGATCAACAGTTGCCTGAATCAGATAATACTGGAATGCCTCAGTCAGATCGTGGATCAGTTTCCAGGCACCAGGATCATCATAATGCTCACCGTGCTTGGCGAGATAGTGAGCAAGACCAATGAAACCTACCCCAAGTGAACGACGTGCCCTTGTGGCGATTTCTGCTGCTTTGACGGGGTATCCTTGAAAATCAATGAGTTCATCAAGACTCCTAACAGCAAGATCGCAAAGAACTTGAAGATCTTCAAGATCCCTGATTTTGCCAACATTGATAGCAGAAAGAATGCAAAGAGCAATTTCACCATCTGGATCATCAATATGCTGAATGGGTTTAGTAGGCAGAGTAATTTCTTGACACAGATTACTCATCTCAACTTTATCCATAAAGGAAGAGTGAGAGTTACAATGGTCAATGTTCATAATATACAAACGACCAGTTTCAGCACGTTCTTTCAGGAGGTCCAAAAAGAGTTCTTGACCGCCGATAGTTTTTCTTGGAACAGACTGATCTCGTTCATAACGAACATACAACTCGTCAAATCCATCAGTGCCAAAAGCATCATACAGACCAGGAACGGAGTGGGGAGAGAAGAGAGAAATCTCTTCGTTGCGGATGAATCGTTCATAGAAAAGTTTGGAGATTTGGATACTATAGTCTAACTTACGAACACGATTATCTTCGGTTCCTTTATTATTTTTTAGTACTAGAATATCTTCTATTTCTTGGTGCCAGATGGGGAAGTGGACAGTTGCTGATCCACCTCTGATGCCATTTTGAGTGCAGCATCGGACAGTTGCTTCAAACTTTTTGAGGAAAGGGACAACACCTGTGTGCTGAACTTCTCCACCTCTGATTTTAGCGTTGATGCCCCTGATGCGACCTGCGTTGATACCGATTCCCGCCCTTTGTGCAACATATTTGCCGATAGCCATATCAGAACTAAAGATGCTATCGAGGGTGTCATCAACATCAACAAGAACACAGCTAGCATATTGTCGAAGTGGAGTTCTAACCCCTGCCATGATAGGTGTGGGAATGTTGATTTTGTGTTTGGAGATTGCATCGTAGTACTTCCTAACGTAGTCTAAACGTGTTTCTTTAGGATACTTGGAAAAAATAGTTGCCGCAATCAAAAGGTACATAAACTGTGGTGTTTCATAAAGTTCGTTAGAACTTCTGTCCTGCACGAGGTACTTATCAACGACTTGACGTAGACCTGCATAAGTAAACAGATAGTCACGACTATGATCAATGAATGACTGAAGTTTATCAAACTCTTCATCGGTATACAGGTCAAGGATTTCTGAGTCATAGACACCTCTACCAACGGCACGAAGGACGTGCTGCTTAACCGTAGGGCATTCGTGCATACGCCCAAACAACTGCTTGCGGAGAGCAAACAGAAGCAGACGAGCGGCGACGAATTGATAGTTGGGGTGATCCAAATCGATCAGGTCAGAAGCAGAACGAATCAGAATTTCCTGAATCTCTGCGGTAGTGATACCATCATAAAATTGGATGCCTGACTGCATCTCTACCTGAGATGCTGATACACCTGCTAGGTCTTTGCAGGCTTCTTCCACCATAACGTGGAGTTTATTTAGATCAAGGGGTTCAGTTTTACCATTTCTCTTAACGACTTTCGTTCCGTTGCTCATACCTTCTTCCAATTGTTAAACTTAATTTTTGCTTCTAAACCTGTGTATGTATTTGATTTTAACACATCCATAACATTAAGTCCAGCTAAAACCATATCATTAATATCTTTTTGCTGGATACTTGTTGGCCAAATAATTACCTTGTCTCCTCTGTTGATGGTTTTTGATATTCGGTTGACGATTTCTCGATTACGTGGTTCGTTATCAAAAACGTAAATATAATCGCTCCAATTAAACGACCCAATATCAACGTCGGACCCACACATAGCAACAGCGTTTTGTACAAACGTGGAGTCGAAGGGTCCCTCAACAATGTAAATGGATTCCGAAGAATCCACTTGGTCCAGTCCATAAAGTTTGGGCGATTCATCAGAAAGCATCACAGTAATATATTTAACAGGGTTAGGACCCAGTGCTCTTCCCTGAAAACCTATCAAGTTAGAGTCTGTATCATACATTGGTATAATAATGCGACTCTCATCCCTACCGATAGTGTCGAAAGTAACTTTTTGAGTGTTCGTCCACTGTTTAAATTTGTCAGCAAAATAAAACTTTTCTGGGTTGAGTTTTCGTTTTTCTAGATACTCTCTGGCAATAGGAACTTCTGATGCTTTGGGTAAATCCAGTTTCTTTTTAAAGACTGGTTTCACAAACTCAAACTTGGGTTCCTCAACCACGAAATTTCTACCAGTGTGCCCTTCCTTAAACTTTTCCAGAGTATATTGCTTATGAAGCGTAGGATCTAACTCCTTGAGAAAATTGTTGAAGGATAAACTTGCTCCGCAGTTATGGCACTTAAAGTTTGTGTTGTTTTTTACAGGATAGATATATCCTCGTGTTTTATTTTTGTTCTTTTGAGAATCACCACAAAGAGGGCAACGGAAGTTGTAGAGATCTGCCTTGACTCTCTTGAATTTTTGAAGACGCGAAGATACGAGTCCAATATACTTGGAATCAATCAAATCCATTATGAAAGGTTACTTTGCTTGCTCTATTGTAACCTGAGATGGTGTGCGTGTCAAGAGAGAAGTTGCGGTTGGAATGACTCCGACTAAGAAAGCAACAATTGCGATTGCTCCAACTGCTTTCCACTTAAACTGGGATATTGTTTCTACTTTCTCTTCTAACTTTTCTATTCTTTCTCCAAGTTCTCTACTAATTGCTTCGTGTTGTGCCTTTGAAGATTCTTTAATGTCTTCGATCATTTTAACAATAATATTATCTGTTCTATTACATTGCTCAATCTTTTCATTATGAACGGCAAGCATTTGACTTATATTTTGACTTGTCTCACCAATCTTTTGAATTGCAGTATCAATGCGCTCCATCATCTGCTCATAAACATTAATACGCTCTTCAAGTAGAGCTATTTTTGTTTCGGTGGATGATGGATTAAACATGGTCTTAATTATTGTTG